AATACTCAACAACCAGCCATCCCTCAGCTGTCACCTCTCGGCGGACAAAACAATTCCAATTCAACTCCACCACCTCCTCCATCTAATTATACAGCATATCCGCCTTCACCATTAACTAACCAATATTGCGGAACCGTTAATTATGTGACCACTTCTATCACCGTTAATTTTCCTGTAGCTCCAGCAACGGGAACTATGATTAATGTTTGGGCAGCAACATATCAAGTAGGAAGGCCATACAATGCCCTATTTTGGAATAACGAGATAACTATAAGACCAGTGCCCGACAACGTGTATTTAGTGGAAATAGAGGCCTTCCAAACGCCCGCCCAATTCATGGATCAAAATGAAAGCCCGATACTTAATCAATGGGCACAGTACATAGCGTTTGGATCAGCGATCGAGATACTACGTGAACGTCAAGACATGGAAGGCGTGCAAAACCTAATGGAAGGTTTCATGAGACAGGAAGCACTCGTGTTAGAAAGACAGTCTATAGAGGAGATTGGGATGCCAAACATTACACTTTTTAATACAACACAGACTGGATACGGTGTAGGAGGATCTTTAGGGATAGGAGCTGGTTTTTAAAAATCACTATCGACTAAAAACAGTACATAGTATACAATATAGATCTCGATAAGGAGATTATAATGAAAGTATGTACAAAGTGTAAGGTAGAGAGAACGATAGATAATTCCTGGAAAGGAACAACTTATTGTAAAGAATGCTACAGCGAATGGAAAAAAGAATGGAGAAGTAAAAATAAACAACATGTCCGAGAAACACGGATGGTTGCTTACAGAAAGAATAAAGGAAGGGTTTGTAAAGAGTGCGGTGCTTCTTTTGTTGGAAAAGGGTTAAAAAGAGAGTTTTGCAGCACTTTATGTAAGTTACTAGGAAGTGTAGAGAAAAAAAACGGATGTTGGGAGTGGCAAGGAGATTTACATCCAAATGGATATGGATACACAACAAATCATGAAACTAACAAGAAAGAACATGTACATAGGGTTAGTTACAGATTGTTTAAAGGGGAAATACCTAATGGATTATATGTTTGCCATCACTGTGACAATAGAAGATGTATAGCTCCAGACCATTTGTTTGTTGGGACAGCAACAGAAAACATGCAAGATGCTCTAAAAAAGGGCCGTTTAGAGCATATAAAACTAATGATGCCCAAGGGCGAAAAGAATGGAAGCTCAAAGTTAAAAGAGTTTGAAGTAAAAGAAATCAAGAAATTGATTTTACAAGGAGAAAAAACAGCAGTCGTAGCTAGAAAGTTTAATGTTTCTTGGACTGCTGTTGATTCGATAAAGAAAAACAAAACGTGGAGGCATGTCCTCCTAGAATAAGAAAAGGTACAATGGCAACAGGTTACCAACCGCTCAAAATTACAGGTTATCACGAGGGCTTGATTCAAGAGCGTGAAAACTTCTTACTCCCCAATGACGCTTATCCTGTTTTACAGAATGCTTATGTATGGCGTGAACGTATTTTAAGAAAAAAGGGTTTTGAGTTACTTGGTAGATTACAGAAAACTATAGGAACGACTGATGCAGGTGGTAACGCAATTATCAACATAACACCATTACCAATTCAACCAGGAGTAGCTTATTTTGTTATTGGTAGCGATATATTTCAAGATCCAGGTGGAGCTAGCCCCGTTAATCTTTTGACGAATATAGCAGGCCTGGGGCCCTTTGGTGTATTAGATAGAGCAACGGGCGTTTTAACTATTACAGGATCACAGCCTTTAACTGATATTCAGTATTTTCCTGGTCTTCCTGTTATGGGTATACGCATAAGAGAACTTTCTCTTGCAATCAATGACCAGACACTGTTTTTTGATCAAAATTATGCTTACATTTTTAACTCCGTAACTAGTCAGTTTGAGGAGTTTATAACGGGAACAACATGGAATGCACACGCTGCTAGTGTTTCTGGTGTGGATTTCTTTTGGTCTACAAATTATTGGGTAAGTAATCTAACTGATTTTACTACAGAAAATAGAAAACTATTTTGGGTTACAAATAATACCGGAGCTTTTGGAGCTTTAGCAGATCCTCCAAGGATAACAGATGGTGTGACATGGGTGGATTTTTTTCCATCAGCTTGGAGTCAAATAGATGCTACAAACTTCCTAACTAATTGGTTATGTATGCTTCCATTCCGTGGGAGAATGGTAGTATTTAACACTTGGGAAGGTGCGACGGCAGCAGGATCACTTCAATACTCAAATAGAATAAGATGGTCTACAATTGGTAATCCATTTATTTCTTATGCAGCAGGACCACCAGCAACAGGATCATGGAGAGATGACATAAGAGGCCAAGGGGGTTTTCTTGATATTCCGACTAGCGAAGATATTGTTTCTATCGGTTTTGTACGTGATAACCTTGTTATTTATTGCGAGCGTAGCACTTGGCAGTTACGTTATACTGGTCGTTCTATTGCTCCTTTTCAAATTGAAAGAGTTAACAGTGAATTGGGTACAGAGGGTACTTTTTCCTCTGTCCAGTTTGATACTTCTTTAGTAGGAGTGGGAGATAAAGGTCTTGTTGAATGTGATAGTTACAAATCTGAAAGAATAGACATCAAGATCCCTGACTTTGTTTACAAATTCAATTCATTAAATGATGGCCCATTGCGCGTTCAAGGTGTTAGAGATTTCATTAACAGATTAGCTTTCTGGACAACGCCATTAACTTCTTTTTATGATGGTGAGGTAGATTCTGGTTCTTGGGTATTCCCAAATATACGTCTTGTATATAATTATGAAAATGATTCATGGGCTACATTTAACGATTCATTAACAGCACTGGGTACATATCAAGCTCAATCAAATAGAACATGGCTAAACACCCCAATTCCTTGGATAGAATGTTTGTTTTCTTGGACTAGTGATGATAAAGCTAATCCGTTAATTGTTGGAGGTAACCAGCAAGGGTTTGTGGAAATATTAGATCAATTATCTGTTAACGATGTTAGCTTATTTATCTCTAATTTAACTCAAGGGTCTACTGTCACAGTCACTTCCCCTAATCACAATATGCAGACAGATTTTGTTATAGAGATCAGCTCTATACCATTAACTTCTCCATTCTCAAGCTTAAATGATTCAGTATTTGGAATAGTGGTTACAGGGGCTAACACTTTTGAAATATATTCATATGATACTTCAGAAGATGCTTTTCAAACTGAAGTCATAGCGACCCCTTCTGGTACATATACAGGTGGTGGATTAATAAAAATAAGGGAAAATTTTTACATAAAGAGTAAGAAATTTAACTTCATTGATGATGGACAAAATATTCAGATGGGTTACTTAGATATCTTGCTAGCAGCATCCAATGGTGAAATATCACTTAATGTATACCTAGATTATGACGATAGCACAGTATCTAATAAATACCCTGAAAACACAATAAATAATAACCCATTCACTAAGACACCCGACACATTCTTTAACTCTGTAATTCCCACTTCAAAACCTGGTTTAAGCCAAATAGACGGAAGTAAATTTTGGCAGCGTGTTTATTGTGCTACAAGAGCAAACTTTTTAACTCTTGAATACACATTTTCAAATTTACAAATGTCCAATTTACAACAAACAAAAGGCGTCCAAATAGATGCCCAGACCCTGTGGCTGCGTAAAGCTGGTCGCATGACAAGTATATAGGAGAAAATAATGGCGTATAATCCAGCTGTTCCCACCGGTTCAGTGCCCCTAAACGTAGACTATCAGAATCTACAAAGTAACTTTCAGCAGTTAGACCTATCGTTTGGTGTTAATCATGTTTTATTTTCTGAGGCTACAAATAATGGTAAGCACACAATCGTTAGTCTATTAAACCAATTGGCTCAACCAGCAGATGATACAACTTCTGGAACTATTTATTCATTTCCCGGTTATGCTCCATCTGGAGGCGATCATCAGCTTTATTATAAATCACCAAATACAGTTGGTGACGGTGAACAAATAACAGGAAACCAAGCATCTACAAATGGTTTTGGTTATTTTTCAGGCATATTGTGTCAGTGGGGAGTAAAAACAAATCCAGGAGCTGGAACTTCAGGCACAGTTACATTTGCTACAGCTAATATTGATTTTCAATCTTCTTGTTTTGCTGTATTTACTCAACTGTTGGGAACAAGTTCTTCTACTGGCACAGTGTGCGTAACAAATGTAACAAAAACATCTTTTGATTTTAAAATATCATCATCTTTTTTAACTAACCCAACCATGTACTGGTTAGCAATAGGGGTATAATGAATAGCAGTCAAGATTTTGAAAGTTATGTGCCTGTATACGATGCAGTACCAGAGAAGTGGGAGGATGCTAGACCATTTATTGTGGAGCATCTAAAGAAAATAGCTAATGCCGTTAATATTAGAGAAATTGGTTGGTTCCTTGATGAAGAGTTACTAAGTGGTAAAGCATTTATACCCGGCACAAATACAGGTGGCACATCACAACAATTTCGTTCAATACTTAGAAAAGTGATTGAGTTTCCTGGATTAACTCCTGGAGTAAATACACAACCTCATGGTTTAACGGTAAATGGTAATTTTACTCTTATTCAACTTTTTGGATCAGCAACAGATTCAGTAGCATTTACGGGTCAGCCATTGCCTAATGGAGCCGATACTATTAGTTACGATGCAACAAATATAATCATTACTGTAGCAGCAGCATATAATAGGGCTTTAGCGGTTATAGAATACATAGAGGAGCTTTAATATGGTCGCATTTAATTGGGGATGGCTGGGTGTAGCGCCCAAGTCTTGGAATAAGAAAGCAAGCCAGTTTTTAACTGGTAGCGATGCGGAAAGAGAAAATGTCTCTACACTTCGCCCAGAACAAGAGGGTGGTTTTAATCAGTTACAAAATGCAGCTCAAGGAAGAGGGGCTGGTGGAGCTTATGGAGATGCAGCGGATTATTACAGAAACTTATTGAGCGATAACAGTGCTGATTATCAAGCATTCTCTAATCCTATGATTAGACAGTATAACGAAGATATTGTACCTGGCCTTTCAGAACAATTTGCAGGTATGGGTGCTGGTGGTTTATCTAGCTCAGGTTTTAGAAACGCTCAAGTACAAGGAGCTACTGATTTATCAGAAAGACTAGGTGCTTTACGTGCTCAACTTAGACAACAAGGTGCTCAAGGATTACAGGGTATTGGAAGAGAATCATTAGGAAACTTTAGTCAAAACATGGAAACAAAAGCAGGATCAGAAGGGTTGTTACCAAGCGTATTTAATGCTGCTGGAAAAGCAGTTGGAAAAGGTGTTGGTAATGCTACTGGAAACTGGTTAACTAATATGTGGAGTCAATAATATGGCACAGAAAATAAGAAGAGCTGGTATTTTTGGAAGACTTGGTTCTGCATTAGGTGAAGGGTTGGCTGGTAGTTTCGATAAAGGAATGGAAAGAGGCGAATTAGCTTCTGATCTTAAAAGATTACAAAATGAAGATATGAGCAAGTTAACACCGACACAACGATTACTTAAATCATCTACTCCGGCAACTCTTCAACATCCTCAATTTATTCAATCGTTAGGTAAATTAGCTGAACAAGAAGCAAGAGCACAGGGATTAATTCAATCACAAAAAGACACAGAGAGACAAAATCCATTTGAAGGGTTAATGAAAAAAGAAGAAAGCGTTTTAACTGAAAAGAGAAGTCCATCATTAACAAGAGAAGAACATTTAAGAGAAGCTCAAAGAGGCGCTATTCCTCCTACTCAGGAAGAAATATATAAAGATGCCGGAAGAATGTATCAGGAAAACCCTAAACTGTTTTCAAATGACCCACAAAGAGCTATAGAGGCAGCTGAAAGTTCAGCAATAAGAAAACAAAATATAAATGAAGCTCATGTAAAACAGCATGAAAGACTTCAGAAAATACAAGATAATGTTACTGAAAGATTACAAAAACAATTTTCTCTAATGACAAGTGGTAAAGGCAAAGTTCCATATGATGTTTACAGTAACATGGAAGATGAAGTGGTAAATTCAGTTCTACCCAAAGATCAAGGTGGAAGAGGATTAACAGAACAAGAGGCTATAAAAGAATACGGTAAAAAACTACAAGAGATAGACAGACAATATAATAG